AAGAATATAAGATCATGCAACAAGGTCTTACTTGGTTTCAGAAATACTTTACGAAACAATACTATGTATTGTTAGATTAGTATAAACCATGTGGCGTGGCGCCAAGGCGCCACGCTTCGAGTACCATAGATAGTGTGTCAAGCATTATTATGGGATATTATGGGAACATAATGTCGCAGGCAATACATCTAGTGTGTTGTATATATACACACACATGTGACAAATATGTCACGCGCCCGGATCAAATCACATACAATCACAGGTAGAATTTTTTTTTTATTTAAATTTTTTTTTTCACACATAAAAATTTTTGCGCCCCTTCGGGGCGCAATAGAGGTACCAACTCGATCCATAAATTTTAAATTCGTCCAAAATGGGTTTTTTTTAACTCAAAAAGGGGTCCCAAAGTTTTTACTTTAGGCCTTGATTCACACGTTTAAAGCGATAAAATACTTAATAAGTTCCCAAAAAATTCTGCAAAAAATTTTGTGGAAAAATTTTGCTATGATAGATAAAGATAAATTACAGAATTTTGACAAGCTCCCAGAAGACGTAAGAAGACAGTTTTCCCTTTATATGAACCAATGGAAAGACAAGAAAAAGGGTCTACGTGTTAAATCTGACTTCTTAAGTTTTGTTAAGCATGTTTGGCCCGAATTTATAGAGGGGTCCCANCATAAAAAGATTGCTAATAAATTTAATGATCTGGCCGAGGGAAAAATTAAGAGACTCATTATTAACATGCCCCCNAGGCATACTAAATCGGAATTTGCTTCTTTTCTTNTGCCAGCATGGATGGTGGGAAAGAATCCTAAATTAAAAATAATACAATCTACAAATACTACTGAGCTTTCAGTTAGGTTTGGTCGTAAAGCTAAACAACTAATTGATTCTCCAGAATATCAACAATTTTTTAAAACTAGACTTAAAGAAGATTCTCAAGCTGCAGGAAAATGGGAAACACAACAAGGTGGAGAATACTATGCTGCCGGTGTTGGTTCTGCCATTACGGGAAGGGGTGCAGATTTATTAATTATTGATGATCCCCATACTGAGCAGGATGCAATGAATGCTAGTGCTTTGGATAGAACTTATGACTGGTTTACCTCTGGACCTAGACAACGTCTTCAACCTGGTGGAGCAATTGTAGTCGTAATGACTAGATGGAATGAAAAAGATTTAACAGGACGTTTAATTTCAGCACAAAAAGAACCTAGAGCTGACAAGTGGGAGATCATAGAGTTCCCTGCAATNATGCCGTCCGGAAGACCCGTGTGGCCTGAATACTGGAACCTGAAGGACTTAAACTCGGTTAAAGCGTCTATTCCTGGAAGTAAATGGAATGCGCAGTATATGCAGAACCCTACTTCAGAAGAAGGTGCATTAATTAAAAGGGAATGGTGGAAGGACTGGGAGCCTGATGAACTTCCGCCCCTACAACATGTCATTCAATCTTATGATACAGCTTTCATGAAAAAGGAAACTGCAGACTTTTCTGCAATTACCACGTGGGGAATTTTTACTCCCAATGAAGATAGCGCTCCTGAATTAATTTTAGTGGACGCATTAAAAGGNAGATACGAATTTCCAGAACTTAGGAGAATTGCCTTAGAGCAATATGGTTATTGGAATCCGGAGACCGTTATAATCGAGGCTAAGGCTTCAGGGCTCCCTCTAACTTATGAGTTGCGTAAGATGGGAATTCCTGTTATAAATTTCACACCTAGTAAAGGAAACGATAAACATACTAGAGTAAACTCGGTATCACCTCTTTTTGAGAGTGGCCGAATATGGGCGCCCAAAGAAATGGAGTTTGCTCAGGACGTAATAGAAGAATGTGCAGCGTTTCCATACGGGGATCATGACGATCTTGTCGATAGTATGACACAAGCCGTAATGCGATTTAGACAGGGAGGTTTAATCACCCACCCAGAAGACTACAAAGAAGAAAAAGTAGTCAAAACGCAAAGGACATATTACTAATGGCAAAACGACCAGGCGACATTGTGGATTGGAGAAAAAGTTGGGAGTGGGCTAGCGACGACTATGACCCTACGACTGGAGGTCCCGACGAAGTCGAAGAAATAAAAATTGACGAATTAATGCTTCCTAAAGATGCAAAAGGAATTGGAACTCTAGATACAGAAAATACCAGAGTAGCAGGCGGTGGAGCAAGAGGTTGGAAAGCTCAAGAGATAGCTATGGACTGGGCATGGGATAGATATGGAAAAGAATTTTATGATCTTTCTGATGCACTACAAATGGAACTTTATGGTGAAGCTTTAGATTTTGTTGATGACGCAGGTATGGCTGAAGGTGGAAGAATCGGTTATGCTTACGGACCTAATGATCCAGGGGAAATAGTAGAAGATGATTTAACCACTATGGAATTGATGCAAGATCAAGGAATTAATTACGGGCCTCAGGCTTCAGGAATCAATAAAGATGTTCTGATAGAAAAAGTAGTAGAAGAATTTATTAAACGAAAAGGTCGTAAACCACGATCGATTGAAGAGATTAAAGAATTTTATATGATGGAATTGGCAGGCGGTTCAGAAGGCCCTCAAAGAGTTGCTTATAATCCAGGAGATTATGATCCTATGATAGTAGAGGAGTATGAAAAATATAAAGCTGGACAAGAGGGACAGGGACCTGTGATGAGCATTGATGAATTTCTTCTAATGGAAAGATCTAATGTTGCACGTGGAGGATTACCAGGCATCTTAGGAGTCTAGGTGAAGCTACATCATTACAATCAAATGATGGCGCATCTTACGCGACGTCAAAAGTTTTCAAACGGTGGAGATGCACTTCTACCAAAACCAAATCCATTATCACCAGCACAACGAAACCAAAAAGTATTTAGTGACTATGTAGGTAGAATGAAAAAATATCTTGCTGACGGAGTCGGGATGCCAGAGTGGTTTGTTAAAGATTTAATTTTTAAGAAAGCAGACGAACTAGGAATAGAATTAAAAGCTAGTGGTGGTAGATTGAAAGCAGCAGGACCATTACTTTTGGCTCCAGCTTTACTTCCATATGCAGCTACGTTTTTAGGAGCAGTAGGTGCTACTGCAGCATGGAATAGTCCGACTGGTCTTGCCTTACAACAAAAGATTCAAAATTATTTTGAAGATAAACCAGAGGAAGTTCCTAAGTTTAAAGAATATTTGAAGTCCCAAAATGTTCAGGTTGATGATAGTGAGCCTACAAATTGGTCTAAATCTTTTGCTGATGACATAACTCATAAATCTGTTCCCGTAGATACGGGAGAAGGTGTTTATATCGGAGACAGAGGTGAAAAAGAAAAAGAAAGACAAAGAATTCTGGAAGAAGAGAACAAAAAATTAAGAGAGGGTAAATGGGGTAAACCCGATGATAAAATAAAGATTCCAACTTCTACAGGTCATCCACCACCTGAAATAAAAAAATGGGAACCACCCATATCATATCCACCTAAGGCAAAAGATTTTCAACTTCCAGGTTTCCCTGATCAATCCGAAGAATTAAATAAACCACAAATTGTTACTTTTGCTAAAGATAAAAAAAAAGTAAAGAAAAAACTTGAAGAGATTGAACCTTATGGAGGAGCAGACTTTATTGGAACATCTAAAAAAAAAGATAGAACAAAAGATAAAGAATTTCTAAAAGTTTTTGAAGAATATAAAAATACACATTTTGGTGGTAATGAATCAGCTGCTGCTAGATCTATTAATGAAAGCAGAGAAAAAATAAGAGCGCTTAGACTTAGAGTAACTACTGACGATGGAANAACTGGAAGANTTAGCACTGCTCATGAGGAAATAATAACTACAGAAGTTCCAAAAAATCCAATTCGTTCTATTGATGCAACTACTGAAGTAAAAAGAGATCAAAATTATTTTAAAAATTTCTTAACAAAAGAAAATAAAAATGAATACATGTCTGCACAAAATATTGCTAATGTATTAAAGTTTAAATTTGGGGATGGATTATCAGAAAAGTTAGCCAAATCCGAACGAAATGCTTTTACTGGAATGTTAGATCAACTAAAGGTAAAAAGTAAAGAGGTGCCTGGTAAAAGGTATAAGACATATAAATTATCTGATGTTGTAAATAAGTTGACTGAAAAGTATAAAGGTAAACTAGTAAAAGGAGACGTACTATATTCAACAGAAAGACTAAAAGTTGAAAATAGATTAGATCCAAATCTTTACAGTAAAGTATTAAATACTGCTAAAAGTAGAGTTAATTCTCTTTTAGAAAAAGAAGGTTTAAAATATAAATCAAAAAAAGGTACATCAGGATATCCAGTAGATGATATAGAACACACTGTTTCAATAAAAGAAACCGATAAATTTCCAAAGTTATTTAAAAATTCAACTGTTAATAAAATAAATTCTCTTGTTTATGGAGATCCTTTAATTAATCAAGAAGTTAAAAAAGTTACGGGCTATGAGTCTAAGCATAATAAATGGTTTAAAGAATTAAATGATATGGTGGGTAAAGAAATAACAAAAGAGGGAAAAGTCCGATTAGAAGACATAAAAGAAGAAATGAAAGAAAATTATTTAGAGTTGGTAGAGAATATTAGTGATTTTGACAAACTCAAGGCCATACTTAAACAAGCAAGACCAGACTTAAAGATTTCTGATTCATATATAGAATACCTAACAGGTCATGTTGATCGTTTAGTGCCAATAAACATTAAACTTCCTAAGGTTGGAGAAAAATTTAAATCAGAAGATATTTTTGCAGATACGAGAAATGTAGATAAAAGATATATAATTGGCTATGTAGATAAGATCAATCCTAAAGCTAAATTATTTAGTGACCTATCTACAAAAGAAAAAGAGATTTATGAAGCAAATGTAATAGCTCAAAATGCGGAAATATTGGGAGATTTTTTTAAAAAAATTGGTATCCCTGAAAGTCAGATTAGCTCCATGAAAGAGGAGTTTTATTATCCTATTCCATTCAGGGAATGGAAAGTAAGAAAAGCTACAGGAGGACCGATATATGGCAAGTACGCGAAACAAATCGCAGGTATATCCTAAGACCTGGCTCCTGCCGCCTGAATCAGGACCCATGCCTCAGGGCTTGAATATTAATTATAATACTGTTAAAACAGTCAAATTGGAGAAAATAAATGGCAGACAAAATAGACAAAGCTCTACCAAACGAGCCACGTAAGAATATTCACATTCCCGGAGAAGAAGAAGTTGTTGAAGCTCAAGAAGAGATCACAGAAGAGCGTGATGGCGTTGAAGTAACAGAACAAGAAGATGGATCCGTTGATATTGATTTTGATCCAGCTGCTGCATCCATGGAAGGTAGTGATGAACACTACGCAAACTTAGCAGAATTTTTACCAGACCAAGTTCTATCCGAAATGGGAGCAGACCTAAGTGGTAAATACATGGATTATAATATGGGTAGAAAAGAATGGGAAAGAACTTATACCACAGGATTAGATTTATTAGGATTTAAATATGATATGCGAACTGAACCTTTNCAAGGAGCATCAGGCGCAACGCATCCAGTTTTAGCAGAAGCGGTNACACAGTTTCAAGCACTCGCTTATAAAGAATTATTACCAGCAGATGGACCGGTTAGAACACAATCTATCGGTGCACCGAATCCAGAAAAAACAAAACAAGCGGAGAGAGTAAAAGATTACATGAACTATGAACTCATGGAAAAAATGAAAGACTATGAGCCCGATTTTGATCAAATGTTATTTTACTTACCTCTAGCAGGATCAGCATTTAAAAAAGTTTATTACGATGAACTTGAACAGAGAGCAACTTCGAAGTTTGTTCCTGCAGATGATTTGATTGTTCCGTATACGGCTACCTCATTAGACGAAGCGGAAGCAATCATACATCGAATTAAAATTTCTAAAAACGAATTAAGAAAACAACAAGTCGCAGGTTTTTATAGAGATATTGAATTAGGAACTCCTTCTCAAATAGAAGATGATGTTAAGAAAAAAGAACGAGAACTAGAAGGTCAAAGAAAAACTAAAGATGATGATGTTTATACTATTTTAGAATGTCATATTAATTTAGATCTAGAAGGTTTTGAAGACACCGATCAACAAACAGGCGAACAATCTGGAATTAAAATTCCGTACATTGTAACTATTGAAGAATCATCAAGACAAGTTTTATCAATTAAACGAAATTATGAAATTGGAGACCCGAAGAAAAATAAAATNGANTATTTTGTTCATTTTAAATTTTTGCCAGGATTAGGTTTCTATGGCTTCGGTCTCATCCACATGATTGGTGGTCTATCAAGAACTGCAACTGCAGCTCTACGTCAATTNTTGGATGCGGGTACGCTCTCCAACTTACCCGCCGGATTTAAAATGCGTGGCATTAGAATTAGAGATGATGCGCAATCAATTCAACCAGGTGAGTTTAGAGATGTCGATGCTCCAGGTGGTAACTTAAAAGATTCGTTTATGATGTTACCATTTAAAGAGCCTTCTCAAACTTTATTACAATTAATGGGTATTGTTGTCCAAGCCGGACAAAGATTTGCATCAATCGCGGATCTACAAGTTGGCGACGGTAATCAACAAGCAGCTGTTGGTACAACTGTTGCTTTACTTGAAAGAGGCAGTAGAACGATGTCAGCAATACATAAAAGAATTTACTCAGCTCTTAAACAGGAATTCAAATTATTAGCTAGAGTATTCAAGCTATATTTACCACCGGAATATCCGTACGATGTAGTTGGGGGTCAAAGAATGATTAAACAAGCAGACTTTGATGATCGGGTAGATATACTGCCAGTTGCGGACCCTAACATTTTCTCTCAAACTCAGCGTATTTCCCTTGCGCAAACAGAGTTGCAATTGGCAGTCGCAAATCCCCAAATGCATAATATGTATCAAGCTTATAGANCTATGTATGAAGCGTTAGGGGTAAAAGATATTGATCAACTTTTAATTAAACCACCTCAACCTACACCNATTGATCCTGCATTAGAAAATATTATGGCTATGGGAGGAAAACCTTTTCAAGCGTTTCCAGGTCAAGATCATAGAGCGCATATCACTGCTCACTTAAATTTTATG